CCTGCCTGCCGAGCCGTGGGGACTCATTGATACCGCGATACAACGTGGCATCTCGCTCAAGGCTAGAAACTGCCATCACGGAGTCCAGTTGCCGGATCTCCGGCGTCGGTGCCCCGCCGTCGCGAAGGCGCCCATTGATACGTGCCGGGACAAGATCGTTACTCGCATACCTGGTCAGAGCAGACCTCTGTGCAGCGGTAAGACGGACTGACGGATCAAACAGGCCAGCAACAGAGGTGCCCCGGCCACTGTTCAGGCGGTTCAGGATCTGGTGGGTCATGTCGGCCTTGGTCCCAGACAGCGGGGACGTGATTCCGACATGCCTAGCGAACTCTCGCAGCTGAGACGCCGACAAACCCGAGAGACGATCGAAAGACCGCTCCGGGTCGGCGGACAACTCGTCAAGAAGCCGGTCCGCCTCTTCGGCGGTCAGCGCCTGGCCGGGTGCCTTCTTGGCGGGGGTCTTCTTGGCCGGAGCCTTTTTCGACGGCGTCTTCTTAGGCACGGCCTTCTTCGGGGCGTCCGCCGTCTTGGCCGGGCGGCCCTTGGCCCGCATGTCGTCGAGCAGCGCGGCCTTGATCTCGTCCTCGGACGCGCCACGCTTCAACTCGATCCCGCGCGCCTTCGCCGCCTTTCGGTAGTGCTCACGGGTCAGGTTCAGGCTCTTCACGTCCGGGTCGTCGAACGGGTTGTCCGGGCCCTCGCCCTTCGCCCAGGCCGCCAGCGCCTTAAAGATCGTGTCGTTGATGCTGCGGAACCGGCCGCCACCCTCGAAGCCCTTCGGGATCCGCGGCGGCAGACGGCGGGCGCGGGCGTCGAAACGATCCAGCGCACCCAGGATCGCGCGCACCTCGGTCTCGTCGACGTCCTCGAGCGGCCGCAGTGACCGCAGCGCGAGTGCACGGTGGCGCACAAGGGTGTCCATCACGGCCTCGTGAAGTCCAGAACCGGTTCGGAGGGCTGCTCCTCCTGGTTCGCGCCGGGCTTGTGCAGCTGCACCGACAGCGCCCCGGTGTGCTTGAGCAACGAGATGTCACCCGCGCGCACCGCGGCGATCGCCGACTCGGGCGTGAACCCCTCCCGCACGTACTTGGTGATCGTGGTGGCCTTGATGTCCTCGATCTCCGCCGCGTCCTTGCCGTCCTCCCGCAGCAGCGGCATGTCGGTGGTGTCGAACCACAGCTCGGCGTCGCTCGGGACGTTGATGAGCGGCGACAGCGCCGCCGCCAGGTCCTGCAGCGTCGGGTACACCCAGGAGTCGGCGAAGATACGCCGAGCCATGCCGAAGTTGCCGGCGTTCAAGCTCGAGCCGGCGAGCCCTTCGGCGATCTGCAGGATCGGCGCCGGCACCCGAGACAGCGCCGCGATCCGTGTCTCCGACGCCCCCTGGATGTTCTTGAGGTCCATGTCCTTGAAGTTGGACCCCACGACCGTCGCGTCCGCCCCGGCGGTCAAATACAGCGTGCGGAACGCGTTCTTGACGCCGGCGTGACGCGACTCCAGCAGATCGACGATCTGCTGGAACTGCTCCTTCGTCGTCGCCGGGATGCCCTTGATGACCAGGTTCGGGGTGGCGCCCTGCCGAAAGAACTGCAGCTTGTGCTCGGTCGCCGCCCGGTCGGCCTGGATGTCCCGCACCGCCGGCGTGATCCAGGACATCCCGATCCCGGAACCCTCCGGATCGGGGATCGGCGACCAGTGCGCCACCTCGTCCGGCAGCAGCGTGTGGACTCGGTTGGCGAGCCCCGTCACCTCACCCGAGCCGTTGGCCGACAGCCCGCCGTTGGCGTAGACATAGCCGACGACCTCGCCGTCGAGTGCGTACGCGGCGTCCTCCGGCTCCCGGTCCGACCCGTACACGACCGCGACCCAGTCCGGCCGCAGCACCCGCAGCCGCGGCTGGCCGGTCACCCGCGACCGCTGCCGCACGACATACGCGTTACCGGCCAAGCCGGCGTGCCACTCCATCCGCGCCAGCAGCTCGCCCGTGGTGGCGCCTTGCCACGGCCGCTCGAGAATCGCTAACTCACGGGTCCCGAACGTCTTGCGCGGCTGCCCGGTCGTACCGCGGTTGCGGAAGATGAACCGCGCCTGCGAGAGCACCAGCGCGCGCACCATTTGCGCCGCGAACGCCGGCGGACACGCCCGGATCGCCGCCGAGTACCCCGGTAGTGTCTGCTGGATCTCCGTCACCCGCTGGTGCGGGTACGACGTGTTCAACCCGTACGGGTAGACGTTGCCGCCGAAGGTGAACTGCCCGGCGGGCAGCAGAAAGTCGTTGACCCACTGGTCGGCCCAGTACCGGGACTCGCCCTTCACCAGACCGGCGCGGGTCTGCGCCACCGCCTCAAGCAGACCCATCAGCTACCCCGCTGCCGTTTGGTCGCGTTCCACCCGGTCAGGAACGCCGCCCACGACCAGCCGGCCACATAGCCCAGACCCTGGATCGACCAGCGCACACACGCCACCACGATGCCCAGCGCCCAGCCCAGCGCCGCCAGAACGGCGAACACGGCGGTCAACAGGCCACGCCGCACTTGCGTCCACGTCAACGGGGTGACCTGCATCGTCGTCACGGTCACCTCCAAGCTGCGAAAAACGGCCGCTCGTCCTCGACCTCACGCGTCATGAACCCGTACAGCGCGTTCGTCAATGCCACCAGCGGCGAGATCACCACCGTGTTGGACTTGCGGTCCCACGTCGTCCCGTCGCCCACCCGACGCGTCGTCGCGCCCTCCACCGCCGCCGACAACGCGCCCGCATGCCGGCCCGGCCGCACATGCAGCCGCGGCACCTTGACCGCATCGACATCGTCCTCGAGCGGGGAACCCGTCAGCGTCGGCTCAGTCTCCGGCGCCTCCGCGCGCTCGGCGCTCGCCGCGGCCGACCGGAACAGCCCGTACGCCTGCGAGACGTTGCGGGACGACAGCTTCACCACCGGAGCCCCGGCCTCCTCCAGTGGCGGGATCAGGAACCCCGCCGCACCGCCCGGGTCGATCACCCACGCCGCCGGCTTCCACCGGGTGTTGAGCTCCACCACCCGTTCCACCAGCCACGAGGTGCCCTGGGCGTGGTCGACGACCTCGCCGTGCAGGTCCCCGTCCTCCCGGGTACCCACCGCGGCGATCGACGAGAACGTCCGCTCCGGCGTCACGTCCACCGCGAACACCAGCGGGTCCTTCGCCGTTGATGCGTCGTCCAGCAGGTCCAGCCAGTCCTGCTCGGTGATGACCTGCCACCGCGCGCCGGCGTCCGACGGCCACACCCCAAGGTGCTCGGTGTCGAACTTCTCTGGCTTGCCGGCCGCGGTGAAGTTCGCCAGCTGCTTGGCCAGGAACCACGGTTGGATCCGCACGCCGAGCGCCGGGTTGCACGCCGCCCAGACGTCCGGGTCGTTACGGTCGTACTCGTCCGGCGGCGACCACTCCCACAGGGCGATCCGGTCCCCGCCCTCGTGCCCGCGCCGGCGCACCGACGGCATCATCGCGTCGTCCGGCATCGGCCCGACGTCCTCGTCTGGCGGCGTGCCCGTGTAGATGATCTGCGGGTTCGGCACCGTCGCCAACGTCGGCGTCGCCGCCTGGTACTGCTCGATCGTCAGGTACGCGCACTCGTCGAAGACCGTCTTATCGCCGGTGAACCCACGGCCCGCGCCGCCGTGCCTCGAGAAGCACAGCAGCCGCCCACCGCCGGCCCGCGGCGTCAACTGGATCTCCTCGTCGCCACGGGCCCGGACCACCTTGGCGACCCGTTTGCGCAGCCAGTCCGAGTTTTCGATGATGTCGATCAGGCGTTGGAACGACTGCTTGGCGGTCTTGAACAGGTGTGCCGAGTGCATGATGACCTGGTCGCCGAACAGGAACAGCCCGGCCAGCTCCACCGCCTCGGTGTAGCCGCCCTTACCGTTCTGGCGCGGCACCAGCCCAACACACTCGAACGCCGCCCAGTACCCGTCCGGGCGTAGCCCGAACGTGTCCATGACCATCAACTGCTGCCACGGGTCCAGCGGCTTGCCCACCTGGGCCATGAAGTCAATGACCTCGCGACCCAGCGAACGCTCGTACTCCGGCGCCCTATGAACCCGCGGCCGTTGGACGCCGGCGGGTCCGGCGGTGCTCGTCGAGTCTGGCGACAGAAGCAGCGATGTCATCGAGTACGACCCGCTCCTCTCCGCCCGGCAGTGCCGCAATCTCAGCGACCACGGCCCGGATCTCCTTCGTCAACGCCACCAGCGCCCGCACATCGGACATCCCGCACACGCAGTGGCACTCGGACCGGTGCTTGGACCACTTCAGGTCGTCGGTCTCCATCGCCAGCCGGTCACGCAGAGCCACCAGAGCGGCCCGGCGGTCACCGCCGGGGACCGCCTTGCTGATCGGATTAGCCGACGAGGAGAAGTTGGACCGCCTCTTCGTTCGCCCCGGTGCCGCGCCGGATGTTGCACCGGAAGTGCGCGAGCCGGACGTTCGAGAGGACATGGTCACCGCCCGGAAGACTCATCGGGATGATGTGATCAAGAGTCGGCGACAGGGGGTGGGGCCGTGCGCCGCCACCCTCGTCGCCACTCTGCAACGTTGGTTCCGCCCATTGATCTTGGAGGATCCACAAGCCCGGCCACACGTCGGGGGTGTCGATGACTTTAGAGACGGCTCTCGATGCCGAGAACCTACAGCCTGTCACCGTCCAGAGTGGATGTCACGGAACGTCACAGGCTAGGGGGGGACG